ATAATAAAAAATAATAATAGAAAACCAGCCACTTTCATTTATATAATATACAATAATAACTTTATATTATTATTAGGAAGCATTGTAAATCATTGACACGTCATCAATAACCACCTTATACATTATAAAAATTATAGGTACCTTTAAAACCCACCACCGAATGCTGAACCAAATGCACTACCTCCTGCATTAGCCGCCATAGGCTCGTTAAAACCTCCGCCATTCTGGAATCCTTCTCCTGGCGTGGCTGCCCCTGGCATAGGTGTGTAAGTATTCTGATACATTGAGTTATAATCAGGTGACTGTTGCTCGTGAGATATGGTAGGTAATTGGCTTATTGGAGTTGAATAAAGTGATTGACTCACCGCATCTACTTGACTCTGAAAAGAGCCTTGCTGTTGCGAAATTGGTTGACTCACCTTTACATTTCCGCTGCCATTCTGTTTAGGTTTCTTCTTTTTATTATCTTGACCCATAGTTCCATTCCATAGTTCAAATACTCGTTCCGTTAATATACCCACTTTTTCACCCAGTTTTGTTTGAAGACTCAATGTAATCATTAATGTTGATAATACTATATTTAATACTGTCAAATGCGGATACTTGTAACCACTATATGTCGGCACGTAAGTAACAATCCTATTAATCAAAAATAAACCTAAAAATATCACCAAAATTTGAATTACCACTTCTGCTAAAATTTCGAATGACCCTTTCTCTTCATCTGCCTCGGGAACATACTTTTGGCTTAATTTGTTCAATAATATAATAGGAATTAACGTTAATAAAGCGTATTGTATTATATTTAAGATCTCTCCTTTTGATTCATCGTCGAAATTAAATACATATTTTATAAATCCTACTTTTGATGATGTACCTTTTGAAGTTTCTTCAAAGCTTTCCATATGTTTTATAAAAAGAAATTAAATTGAAAAAACTTATTAAAAGCAACATTAAAAGTTATTTATTAGAATGATTAAAAATTATGTTGAAAATTACGTTGAAAATTTAGACAGTAATAATAATAAAAATGCAGAAGAGATGCAATATTTAAGGCTTATTCGTGATATATTAGAAAAAGGGTCACTAGAGAGTGGTCGCAACGGCAATACACTGTCTGTTTTCGGTGCCGCAATGCATTTTTCTCTTGAAAACAATAAAATACCTATTCTTACGTCTAAAAAAGTCGCGTGGAAAACGTGCTTAAAAGAATTGCTCTGGTTTATTAGTGGTAAAACCGACAATTCTATTCTTCAAACCCAAAATGTTCATATTTGGGATTCAAATGCCAGTCGAAGTTTTCTAGATGAAAGAGGATTACAACATTTAAAAGAAAATGATTTGGGGCCAGTATATGGTCACCAATGGCGACATTTTAATGCAACTTATACAGATTGCAATAAGGATTATACTGGAGAGGGGATTGACCAATTACAATATATAATTGATTCTTTAAAGGACCCGTCTAGACGTTCTTCTCGGAGACTTGTTATGAGTGCTTGGAATCCGTGCCAAATCGATGAAATGGCATTGCCACCTTGCCATGTATTATGTCAATTCAACGTTAGTAATGGGAATAAGCTGTCGTGTGCTTTATATCAGAGAAGCGGAGATGTCGGGTTAGGTGTTCCTTTTAATATTGCATCATACAGTTTCTTAACACATCTTTTAGCAAAACATTGTGGATTGGAGCCATATGAATTTATTTATACTTTAGGAAATTGTCATATTTATGATGATCATATTGATGCATTGAAAGGGCAACTAGAGAGAGAATTGCACGAATTCCCAACTATTGAAATTCGCGAAACCCGACAAAATATAGACGACTATTTGATCGATGATTTTGATATTTTGAATTATAAGTACAATGAGTCTATTTTTATGAAAATGCGTGCGTAAAGTATTTAAAAACATAATGTATATTATTTTTAATAATGAGTGGAAACCGAGCTAATGCTGCTGCCGTTCAAAGACGTACCGTTAACGCTCAAAATAATGTTGCCCCACCGGGAGGGTCCAGACAAGTACAAGGACAACAACAGAATCAGAATATGAGACAGCAACCTGGCCGACAACAACAACAACAACAACAAGTTCAGCAGCAACCGATGCAGAATCCAAAAATGTCGGTATCAGATGCGATTGGGTTGCTATCATTAAGGCTAGGTAGGATGGAAACATTTGTTCAGCAATTACCACCACTTGATCAAATCGGTACCTCTGGTGGTGTCGGTTCTGCCGAGGTCGGAGAAAATATGCGTATTGTGGATGAAGCGGTCTTTACCAATATTGTTTCACGACTAGATAATCTAGAAAAAACACGAAATGTTGCTCCTTTACCTAATCCACAGCAGAATAAACATAATGTTGCCAACAATGAGAAACTAGCAGTATTGACTGCAACCATCGAGTCTTTAACCTCGGAAATCAAGACAATAAAGGATATGGTTTTGAATGTGCAATCATTTGCAATTGACACAAATCAGAAAATGTTGAATTACACGCAAAAAGCTAATGTTGCAGAATCGGCACAGACTGTAGAAGAGGTCGCTGATGACACTGAAATATTAGTGGAAAATATTGATTTAAAATCATTTGTTGAGTCGGCTTCTATATAATCTGGTTAAAGGTTTAATTATTCATAAAAATATATAAAATTATATATATTTTTATGTTAGCACAGATTAATAAATTAGACACTATTAAAAACGATTTTTTATGTGAAGATTATTTGAAATGTAAAAATAAATTAATATCAATATATCATTCTAAAAATTACGATAAAAACATTTCTATAATATTTGACGAAACACTATGTGGATTATGCAAATTAAAAGAAGATAATGACATTATTTTAGATTATAGATATTTTAAATTACTTTCTAGTATTAAATTTGACTATGAAATTATAATTGCTTATATTGTTGATAAAATAAATAAATCATTAAATGTTAACAAGCAATTTGTTGTCCACGTTTGTATGAAATCATTGAATCTCATTGATATTGAAAAGAACTATTCATTTATTCGTAAAATGTCAGAAATACTTAAGACACTATTCCCGGATAAATTAGAAAAATGCTTCATTTATAATGCACCTATCGTATTTTCTCAATTATTCAATATGTTATCCGTTTTTATAGATAAGAAAACATTGGAAAAAATACAAATAATCGAGTAAAACAACGACCTAGAATACCGCGAATCAAAGTGGACTAATACAATATTATATAAAATAAAAATTGAACTATTTAAAAGGACCTTATATAAATAATATACACTATTAATAACAAGCAATGAACATCTTGCAGATTCTATTTGTTTTATATAACACAATCTTTACTAGCTCATTATTAAAACCATTCGTTATAAAAGCCAGAATAACAAAAATGGTATCGAATAATTACAGCGTTCACGTTCAACTGCCCAAAGTTATGTTAATACCTAATATAGAAATGGAGCCTATTCCAGTAAACTGGGATTCGGGTGAAGTTCCGTGGGAAATGCCAGATGAATCCAATATTACTATTCCAAGAAATAACAGCGATATTGTCAAATTACCTGTAACTCCAAACTACAATTTACTTGCTATGATGCTTATATGATTTAATAAAAAAATATATTAAATCGGTGTCGATATATTACAATATATAATAAAAATGAAATTATCTATTGTGCAAAAGCAGAAAAAGGATATTTTTATATCACTATTTCAACTTCTTAAAAATTGCTCATCTGCAATTAATATTATTTTTAAGGAAGATCAACTTTATATTCAAGGAATGGACAAGTCACACGTTTGTCTATTTGATATTATTATTTTTTCTTCGTGGTTTTCATCTTATGACTATGGCATTTCGAGTTCGAGTGCCGAAAATAAAATTTGTGTTGACACGACTACTTTTTACAACGTACTTACGATGAATCAAGAGAATCACGCCATTTTTATTTATTATGACAACGACTCGGATTCAGATTGTGTGCATATTGATCTCATTGATAACTCCTCAAAAAAGGGTGAATTTGATCGCTTTTTTAGATTGCCGTTGACCGACGCTGATTTACAGTTGCTCGAAATTCCTGTTGTTGATTATGATGCAGAATTCTCTATACCATCAAAAAAGATTTGTGAAATCGCATCCCAACTTTTATTATTTGGTGATACCATTAATATTAAATGCACTGAAGAACGCATTGATTTATTTAGTAATGGCGTTAATGGTCTAATGACTGTTAATATTCCGATTGACGACCTATCCGAATTTTCAATTTCAGAAGGTGAAATAATTGAACTAGAATATAGTTTAAATTATATTCAAAAAATGTGTTTAACTACAAAATTATCATCTGAGATTTCATTTAGTGTCAGTGATAAATTTCCAATGCAAATAAAATATGATTTAGGAGAAAATAGCCAAGCCATCTTTTTTATTGCTCCGAAAATAATGGAATAGAAATAGATACATATCCGATTTGATTAGCGTTTAACAATTATTTATAAATTCGTAATAATTATTAATTCAATATAAAATGTTTAAAATACTTATCGCCTTTTTCGTTTTTTGTCTAGTGCTATTCATCTACTTGCATATTTATTATCATCTTAAAACAAGCAACGATCTTGAAATTTATGAGATTGAACAGGGATCTAAGGACAAATTAGAAGAAATATGTGATCTAAGGCAACCAGTGATTTTTGATTTCGACAATGGTAAAATAATGGAGTACTCTAACAAGGCGTATCTGTTTGATCATTATCCAGCTTTTGAATTCAAAATTCGCAATTCTAGAGAAACTGATTATGACTCAGAAATTTATATACCATTACCACTTCATTCTGCTGTGAAATTAATGAATGATGATGCATCTGGATCCTATTTTTCTGAAAACAATACGGATTTTATAAACGAAACGGGCGTCGCAAAATCATTTCAATATAATGATGAATTTTTGAGGCCATATATGGTATCAAATTGCAACTATGATGTTATGATAGGTTCCGATGATACTGTAACGCCTTTAAGATATGAAATAAATTATAGAAATTTTTTCTTGGTCACCGAGGGTAGTGTAAAACTTAAGTTGACTCCGCCTAAAAGTTCAAAATATTTGTATCCAATATGTGATTATGACAATTTTGAATTCAGATCACCGGTTGATCCGTGGAAACCTCAACCGCAATATAGTGTCGACTTTGATAAAATAAAGTGTTTGGAAATCACATTGACGAAGGGTAAAACACTACATATTCCGGCTTATTGGTGGTACAGTATTAAATTTACTAAGGATGCTAGTATTTCTTGTTTTAGATATAGAACATATATGAATAATTTGGCTATTTCACCGAATATTGCAATGTATGCACTGCAAATTCAAAATGTTAAAAGAACAACTGTAAAGAAAATGGATATAACTGATTTAAATTTAAAAATGGCTAATTTAGGCGATAATATTGAAGATTGTATAACCAATGATATAAATATCGAGGAAAATGATGATATAGATGATGATGTTAAAAATAAAAATGTTTCAATTAATTCGTCTGCAATATAATTTTCTTATATTATTAATAATATAAATGACTATTATTAACAATATCGAAATAGATTTTATTCGGTACAAAAAAAATGAAATTAAGGAGGCTATACAAAATAATGATAAAATAGAAGATAAATTGCACGTTATTGCTGTACTTTCTAACCCCTGCTTATATGCTACTCGATATATTCTAATGAAGGAATTTATGCACCGTATGCAAAAGGACGAAAAGGACGTGATCTTGTATATTGTCGAACTCGCCTACAAAGACCAAAAGTTTCTTATTACCGATAAAAACAACAAGCGACATTTACAGATTCGTACAGAGGTGCCATTATGGCATAAAGAAAATATGATTAATTTAGGTGTCAAGAAACTGTTGCCTGCTAACTGGAAGGCTTTTGCTTGGATTGACGCGGATTTGGAATTTGAGAACCCGGCTTGGGCGTCAGATACGCTTCGTGTGTTGAATGGATGCAAAGATATTGTGCAAATATTTAGTCACTGTGATGATATGGATATAAAGGAAAATACAATGCGTGTTTTTAATAGTGCTGGGTTTAAATATGCAAAAGAGCACCCTTATTGTGGTATTGGTCCTAATTTCTGGCATCCGGGTTATGCTTGGGCTTGCACAAGACGTGCTTATGAAAAAATGGGCGGACTATATGATAAAGGAATTCTGGGATCCGGTGATCATAATATGTTCTTCTCTTTAATAGGTAACGGTTTAAAATCGGTGAATGAGGGTGCGAATGAAGGATATAAGGACAGCGTACTTGCTTTCCAGGAATGCGTTTATGGTTTACGTTTTGGATATGTACCAGGGTTAATTCGCCATCACTTCCACGGTTCCAAGGTGAATCGCAAATATTCCGAGAGGTGGCAAATACTAGTGAATCATCAGTATAATCCTAATGAGGATGTCAAATATGACAAGAATGGTATTGTTGTTCCAACAGAAAAAATGAGCCAAGAATTTATTGATAATATTTATACCTACTTTGCCGAGAGAAATGAAGATGAACGATGAAATCGATGGTATTTTTAATTCTATTCTAAGAACAGTTAAAGATATGTCATTATATTATTATAAACTATTATAATAATATGACCAAATACCGTGTTAAAATTAATGATCGTAATTATAATTCATATAGTTTTTTCGCTGATTCTACTTCAGAACCAGTAGAACTAGACTTAGATCCTGCCGATAATCGGCTTTTTTCGGGGGACGTATTTTATTTGGAAAAAAATAACCGTGTTGTGATCCTAGAATCCGTTATCCGAAAGTCGGATAATATACCGGCAGTTCTTATTATTAAAAATAACAAGACTTATGGTAGGAATTCAAAAGGACGGCTTTTGTATAGATGCGTCCCAAATGACCCAAGTATACCCGGGTTTCTAATCCCCTATGAAATCAAGAATATGGGATTCTCGAAAATCTTTCAAAATTTATACGTGACTATTAAATTCAGTGGTTGGATTGACAAGCATCCTATCGGAGTCTTATCTCAAGTCATTGGGGCAGTCGACTGTCTCGATCATTTCTATGAATATCAGCTATACTGCAAGGGGTTGAATGTGTCTATTCAACGGTTTGCAAGTGATGTGGCTAAAGCTACGAAAAATAGTAACGAGGACGAGTATATGGCTAATATTTGCTTGAAAAACCCTCAAATACAGAATCGCGTTGATTGGATCACTTTTTCTATTGATCCTGATGATTGTACAGATTTTGACGACGTGTTTAGTATTGTACCTCTAGACAATGGGAACACTTTTTTGAGCATTTATATTTCAAATGTAAGCTTGTGGTTAGATGAGCTCAGTGTGTGGGAATCTTTCTCTCAGCGGGTCTCCACCATTTATTTACCAGATAGAAAACGTCCTATGTTGCCTCCCGTTTTATCTGATGGTTTATGCAGTTTAAAATCGGGACATAAAAGAGTTGCGTTTACATTGGATCTTTTAATTGCACCAGATGGCACAATTATCGAGAAAACCTTTTTAAACACTATCATATGCGTATCAAAGAATTACGCATATGAAGAACCTGAATTATTAGTGAGCACAATATATAAAAATCTCGTATCCGTTACAAACGTGTTGTCCAGAAAATATCCCTATATGCCGGAAATAAATGACAGTCACGATATCGTTGCATATCTAATGATATTAATGAATTACCACTCGGCGAGAGAGTTGTTGAAAACCGGCAATGGTATTTTCCGATCAGCAAATTTGAATCGCGATTTACCTGATAATTTGCCGGTTGACGTATCTAAGTTTCTTAGAATTCTCCGCAGTTCTGCTGGTCAATATATCAACTTGGAGACGGTTCAGCCAAATCAAAAAATAACACACGATATGCTCGATTTAGATGCTTACGTGCATATAACGTCACCCATAAGACGGTTAGTTGATCTTTTAAATATGATCAAATTACAGGAAAATCTGGGTTTAATGTCAACAAAAGCCGCATCCGACTTTTATCAAAAATGGATCCATCAAATAGAATTTATAAACACTACAATGCGTTCTATTCGCCGGGTTCAAACAGAGTGCCAGCTCCTACATTTATGTAGGGAAAATGTGTCGGCTATGGAGAAAATCTATGAAGGCTATATTATTGATCGAATGCCGAAAGATCAGAATGGATTCATAAATTATTCAGTCTATTTACCCGAACTTAAAATGATTTCACGTTTTGTATCCCAAGAAGATGTAGCTGATTATTCGGTTGATAAATATAAATTATTTGTCTTCGATGATGAAGAGAAGTTCAAGAAGAAGATTCGCATACAATGTTTGTGAGACATTTTATTAAATTACTATAATTGGATTATTTAAGATATTTTCTAGACTTGGATTTGGACCTGCCCTTTTTAAGGTTATATTTTTTGGATTTTGATTTCCCATTTCTCTTGCGTCGTGTTCCTCGAGCGTTACGTGTTTGTCTTTGAGGAGGAGGAGAATCTGGGCTTCTTGGACTTAATCGAGGATGATGAGGTGGCAAATCTGGGCTTCTTGGACTTAATCGAGGATGATGAGGTGGCAAATCTGGGCTTCTTGGACTTAATCGAGGAGGTGGTGGAAAATCCGGACTTTTGGGAGAAGTAGATTTTCTCGATGAAGAACTAGATTTCCTTGATGAAGAACTAGATTTCCTTGATGAAGAACTAGATTTCCTTGATGAAGAACTGGTGTATCCCATTTTAACACGCCGCATAATTTTCTTGATTCGTATTTTCAACTGTGCGATTGTTTCCAAGTTGCGTTCTATATCAGCCAGAACCTTTTCTTTACTATTTGTATTATGTTCATCTGTCCATTCAACAGTTTCAACGTAACGTTTAGCCGTTTTTAATGCTTTTGTTGGGTTATTAAATGCATTTAATAAAATTTCATAAGAATTTAGTGTATAGTAATTTTTCAATCTATCATTATCATCTAGTTTATCACTTGCAGATTGAAGTTGCGGTCCTATTTTTTTTAATAAATCAAGCACCCTACGTGGAGTATAATGTGTAAGATCCACGTTACTCGGGCTATTATCGAAAAATATATCATTGTTTAAATATCTATCAATCATATTTAATAAATTGTCAATTTCACGTGCATTTTCTCCATCTACACCAGCCTTTAATTCATCCAATTCATCTCGTTCTTTAGTCCCAGGCATATATTTTTCCAAAGCTTTCCTATCATTTGTATGTATATAATCAAGTATTTCTCTTTGTATTGTGCTAAATCTTGCAAGATTCATACTCATTTATATATATATATACAATTTAAAAGTATAAAAAGGTTGTATATATATTAACGCAAAAATAACTTAAACACTGTCATCCTTGTCGATAACAACACGATTAGCAACGTTTCTAATAATTTTATTTATTGCATTTGGATCGTCTGGTACAATGCTTGTCATTACTTGATTCACAATACGCATATATTGATCATTTTTCTTCGATGTGCCATCCATTGCCTCTGGATTCGCATCTCTCCAAATAGGAATATACTTTACGTTTTTATGCGACACACACTGTATTGCTTCCGTTATTTTTTCCTTATTGATGTCTTTATTCCAGACGTCGTCTTCTTTTATATAAAGAATTTCGCGTTTAATATCGCTGCAATGCATTGGTCTAGATGTTTCGTCGAGATCTTTGAGACCTTTTATGAATATGTTAGAGATTCCTTGTACATATCCAAGCTTACCTATATTTTCAAAATCATCATCCATAATCTCGAGAGAATTAATAAAATCGGTCATATTCATTGCATTTTTGCACTTTTCGTTTAAAAAGACGTTCAAATTAAAATGATTGTTATTATGCGAATTTGTGTTTGTAATATTATGCGGTTTTGCCGCCAACTCAAGCATCTTACTGCTCTGATCCATAATAAGTTCTTTAAATTCTTTGTTTTCAAATATAAGCTGCTGATTTTGCAATAATAGCTCTTTAATCAAGTCCTTTTCTGTTGGTTCAAATTTATCAATGCATTCTTTACATCTATTTTTTTTCTTATGAGCTGATAGTCCAGATGCATACTTGTATTCCTTACCACATTTGCAGTGGTATTGTTGTTTATGTACATTGTCTGATAAAAAAACGCAAGTGTTATTCTTCGTATGTTTAGGTGTGGCGAGGTGGCGGTCATAATCGGATTTGTTACGAGTTATGTATTGACAATTTTCGCATTTATAATTGGCGTTTTTTTTGGCGTTTTTTGTTATCATTTTGTTATTATATTTGAATAACGAAAAAAACGCCTAAATTATTTTTTGTTGAAAGATTAAAAAGTCAAAAAAATTATGCTAACCCGTTTTTCACTCCAGAAAAGAAAAGGAGAGCATTATGGTCTGATGTCACTTTTGCATCATTTTTCTTCCAAAAGTATTTAAGGTTTTCAAAAATGGACAAAAAAAATGTCCAAAAATGAAAAGTGGAAATACTTTTGTGCAAAAAGCGTTACATTACATACATTGACTGAGAATATAACTGCAGAAATTATAAAGCAGCTCGGGACAGCATTTATGATAAGCGAATAAAAATTGACACACAAAAATCCAGAATTTTCAGTAAGGCTAATATCTCGAATAGTTGGCTTAAAGAAAAACGATGGTGTGAAAAAGCGAACTTGTTGTTTGAATAAAATTGGATCATAAAGATGTGGCGTTTTTTTGCGTTTTTTTGTTATCTTTTGCACGATCCTTGAAAGTATGGTAAGCATAATTTATCGCACATCGTTCGTTTCGTTACGATATATGATAACAAAATAAATTTCTAATTTAAACACCGAAAATTGGCGTTTTTTTGTTATCATTTTGTTATTATTTTTGAATAACTAAAAAAACGCAAGAATTTCTATAAAGAATTGCGGGAAAATTTATGGTGTGGCATTTTTTAGCCAATAAAAGAAAAAGAGAGCATTATGGTCTGATGTCACTTTTGCATCATTTTTCTCCCAAAAGTATTTAAGGTTTTCAAAAATGGACAAAAAAAATGTCCAAAAATGAAAAGTGGAAATACTTTTCAGCAAAAAGCGTTACATTGCATACATTGACTGAGATTATAACTGCAGAAATTATAAAGCAACAAGTGACCGCATTTATGATAAGCGAAAAAAAATTGGCACATTAAATCCAGAATTTTCAGTAAGGCTAATATCTCCAGTAGTAAGGTAGGGCTTAATAACATTTTCTTAAAATTATCGCATTTGGGCTAGTTTTATACATCGTTGTCTTCTTGTTTATTTGCAAGAAAGAGTCATTGCAAAATCGTAAATTGATTTGATTTTGTCACCGTCTGTTTCGTCTGTTAATTGTTGGATGAGTTGAATAAGATTGTGTTTGTTGATTTGAGGTTCTAATGGAACAATGATTGGTTCTTCATCTTGCGTGTTGATAATAATATTTGCTGTTTCTACTGGTAAAGGTGTGAGGTTTACTTTGTTTTCACACGTGGCTTGTTCAATGGATTTATTTTCATTATCATCATCGTCTTCATCATCGTCTTCATCATCGCTGTCGCTATCATTATCGTCATCGCTATCGTCATCGCTGTCCTCTTCATCTTCGTCATCATCAACAGTTTGAATTTGTGCGGCCATAGAAGCGATCTTTTCTGCGGCAAGAGCTGCTGCTTTGGCCTCGATAGCAATTTTTTCTGCCTTAATTTTTGCATCTGCTATTTCTTTAGCAATACGTTTTTTTTCTGTAATGACACGTTGCCAATGTGCTCTAATTTTTACGATGCTTTCGTCTTTAAAATATTTAATCAATCTTGTCAATTCTGGTGGGAAATCATTTTCATTCTTGTTCTTGTTTGCTTCTATTCCGAATGCACAATCTGTACGGTTATTCTGCGTTGAATAAGTAGAATAATGTACCTCGGTCCTATGACAGAAACATTCAATCATTTTTGCCGCATTTGCACGACTTAGCGACCCCTTGTATCCTTCCAATTCAAAATCTGAAATATTTTGACCATTACGATTAAGCTTTGGCCTAGGAAGAAATTCTTTTAGGATTTCACCAGTTGATCCAATTGAGAAGAAATTTTTGTCATATGGAGATAATTCAAACTGTGCATTGTCTAGAATATGCGGATCCGCAGACTTCTCGTCAAATATGCGTGGATCCTTACGCATTCCATTTATTACGTTAATCTCGCCAATTAATTCCCATTTGCTATGAATAACAACAGGCAATGGTCGCACCTTGATTGTCTTCTCTGTTCTTGTTATTTCCTTATCGATACCAGTGTCATCGTCGTGCCAAATAAATCTATCTTTCTTTTCTAAATCAACATATTGCATAATCGTATTTATGTGCTTCCCATCATAATAAAATGTCTGGTTGTCGCCAAAATAATTGTATTTGGGTAAAATTAGCTGAGGTGAGCCATCTGATTGTAGGAATTTAATATCTATGCAAATTGAACCAAATATAATATCCCAACGTGTATTTATTTTCACTATTTTGTCCTTTTCGCTCTTGATGAATTGGGACCTAAGTAAATTTCTTAATGCATCGGAGTATTCCCAAACGATTGTAGTACCTTGTGGAATGTCATCAAGTGTGCGGTCTCCATTAAATTCTGCAATCTCTTCTTCTGTAGCATCAAGAATATCAATCATTTCCGACCATTTGGATTGAGATATTATTTCTCCCCAAGGAACAACTGCCTTTATACATCTCCCATTTGCCTTTTTAGAGTATACTATCACTGTAGTTGGAGTACCGTCTTCCTTTTTGGAAAGGATGAAGCTTGCTGCTTTGCCCCCAATACCAGATACACCCATTGATTGTCTTTCGCTGTTATTTTCATTAAACAGCGAAAACATATTTTCCAGAATGTATTCATCCATACCAATACCGTTGTCAATCATTTTAATCGTTTTATGGTCTTCTTTGAATAAGATTTGAGTGGATTGAGCATCACAAGAATTTGCTATTAATTCCGACCCGCATTTTGTGGGTGTAAAACCCATACGTGATGTAAAATTACGTATCATACCTGCTTCACTTATTGAGCCAGCTTTTCTTGATAGATTGATTGTTGACATCTTTCGTGTATTATATGATGGTTAGTTTAATTTTATTTTATTATCGACGTTTCAATTTTTTTTGAAATTCTTTTATTATACGTAGAGTGATTGATTAGTTGCAACAAATTTTTGAGTTAGAACAGGGATTTCCCTTAGCTTACTCAAGAGCGATATATTTCCAATGAGTTCAGCAATTTTCTCCATTTCAGCTGCGATATTATTGATTTTCAGAATCGCCTTGACGAATTCTCCCAAAAAAATCCCCTTTTCGGATTCCAGTTTTTGTAAAACTCTTTTGCATTCTTCAGCCGTTTCACATTTCGACCACTCCATCACATATTCAATAAGATCATAATGCATACTGTAGTCGGAACCTGTATTTATCTGCTTTTCTGTTTCAAAATCTTGATAATAATTGTATAATTTTGTAATTGTATCGAATAATTCACCATTTAAAATAATGGGTCGGTAAGTCATTTGTTCATCCGACACAGCGACATTCGTGAAGCAACTTAGGACTCCTATTATTTGAGTGGCGTCTAAATAGTCGAATTTATTGGATTCGATGAGTTTGGCAAAGGGAAGGCAATGGACTTCTCTCAACTGGGATGCGATAAGCCCTTTTTTAGTGAGACCATATTTTGAGGTGGAATCTTTGTTAACAAACCCATCTTCTTCTAGAAAATCCAGAATAAGTTGGACACTGTTCGAGAGAAATTGATCGGTTGATACGAAACCTTGTCGAAGATTATCTAGTTCGGAAACCCTTTCGTTGTACCTTGTCACTGTTTTCATATCGGTATCAATTGAGCGATAATCGTCTCGCATTTTTTCGATTTCTCTGTCTAGCTCCTTTCTGCGTTTATTAATGGCCGTTTTTCTTTGCTCAATACATTGGATATAATGTTGTACTGTTTTTACGGGGGTTCTTAAATGATTGATCGATGAATTCGCGATTTCGAGATCTTTTTCCTTTTCCGCGATTTTATAATATTGCACACCCAACTCGGCATCGATATCGTCTTGAATCATACTACGCTTTGCGAAATTGATAAATTGTTGATCTCCAATGCTAATAAGATTTAATAGTAAATTATATGATATTTTGAATTTGCTTGTTAGCTTTTGTGGTGTGCCCTTCATCATTAGTTTATACGAAGTAATATCCATATTTTTGAATAAATTGTTTAGATGGATGACATTTCCCACAGTGTCGATGCCTCTTCTACCTGCACGACCAGCCATTTGTGTGAATTCGTGCGAATGTAAAATACGCGTTTCCGAACCATCGAATTTATTTATATCGGTAAACACGACCGTCTTTGTAGGCATATTAATACCAACTGCAAACGTCTCGGTAGCAAATAGGAGTTTAATAAATCCGCGAGCAAAAAGGAGCTCAACCATTTCACGTAAAACGGGCATTATTCCTGCGTGGTGGATCGCAATACCCTTCTCTATAAGAGCAACTAGTTCATTATATTCTGGCAATTGTAAATATTCCTCATAATTTGGCAATCTGCGTATAATTTGTTCGCATTCTCTGCGAGCAATGTAAGCTACTTTGGAATCGAATTCGAGAAGTGGTACTGTTACTTCCTTTGCACATATTTCTAGTTGTTTTCTCGAGAGAACAAAACAAATCGCTGGTAACATTTCATTTTCAACCATATATTTGCATACTTGATTAATGACGTGGGATCGTTTAACCCGCACATTTTTCAAGTGGAACAGTTCGAGCATCTTATTCATTTTATGATAATGACTGTCATCGAAAACTCCAGCAGATGTTTGGAGAACAAATGGCTTGTTTGTTAAATCTTTTATCTGCTTTTCTAGATCCTTGTCTTTGATCGCCTTGAAAATGCCTTGATTGGTCGTAATAAAACTATAGTGCGTTAGCGGGACAACCCGATGCATTGTTGACGCTAGATATACTATTTTATCGGCAACTGTATTATGACGAAGGCCTCTTGTCTCGCACCAAAGTGCAAATTTTTCGGGTGAATCGAGGGTTGCTGATAGCATTACCATTTGAATATGAAGTGGCAGCATCATTATTGTTTCTTCCCAGACCTTGCCGCGATCGGGGTCATTGATATAATGAACTTCGTCGAAAATAACGGCACCTAACTCGCTGTCAATATCCATATTGAACGACAATGACGTATTCGCTGTATCAACCGATGCTTCAACCACCATATTTTTCCGATAAAGTGTATTTTGCAAGATTTCAGTTGTCATAATAAGGACATTAGCTTCGGGGTTGGATTTTATATCACCAGTTAAGATACCAAACGATATTTCTGGGAATTTTTCTCTGAATTCGTAGTATTTCTGATTACTTAGTGCCTTGATCGGACTTGTATAAATAACTTTTTTGCCCTTTTTGACAAAATGCTCGATTGCGAACTCTGCTGGTAGAGTTTTACCGCTACCGGTGTGTGCTGTAACGAGAATATGGTGTCCTTCGATTATTGCTTCTAGAGCGAATTTTTGAAAACTACTTAGGGGGAATGAGTATTTTTCAAAATAGGATGCATATTTATTTTCATTATTTATTGGATATTCAGATGAGCAGATTTTCACCATTTTATTACATAGTATGTAGAGAGTGTTTTATATTGTTTTTATATTATTGTAGTTGCAAGATGTTGTTCCCTTTGCATTGTTGCCAAAAATTAACAATATTATGTAAGAGTTAAAAGATGAGTTCAATAATTACTGGAAAGTGATCTGAATTGTAGGATCCACATTTTTCTTCATATCCGTGATATATCGTAAAGTTGGTTACTTTTTCTCTCAATAGTGGAGTAAGTAGAATATGATCTATCATTGAAAAATTATCAATAGTTGTGACACAATTGTCATTGGAATCCCACCAATCGGTGTAGCGTTCCCATTCTGCTGCCATCTCGGCTGCATTGTATAATTTATACAGACCATTATATTTTCCTGATGATCCCTTTAATATGTCGAGGACTTGAGAGATGGGTTTATTCTCGTTTATATCTGCTGTTTCTGCGTCGTAGTCGTTTAGGTCGCCTAAAAATAGGATTTCGTATCCCATTTGGATATAATCGTATATGACCTTTTGTAAAACTTGGGCTTGTGCTTCTCTCTGAGCACACCTTGGAATATCATCGGGAATGGCCAATAAATGTGCCCCTATGAACGCGATGTTTATGTTAGATATCACGTATTCTGTAATATAGTGCTTGCTTACACCGGTTGATCCAGGTGTACCTGTGTAACCACATGTTGATCCTTCAATAGGATAATCCGCACGATCTTCTGAACGGTAAAGATCGATTATGGGGTCGACACGCGTTAACATTCCGACATTTTGTCCAGTAGACGTGTCTGTACCTTTTTTCAAATAGGGGACATAATTAGAATCTTTTTTTGTATTGATTGCGTCTAGAAGAAGATTCATCTCGTCACACCCCTCTACTTCACATAGATTGATAATATCCGGGTTTAAATCACTGATAACCTTTGAGACATATTTGAGATGTGTCTCTGCTTCACTTGTGTTCGACCAAGAACAGCCAGACCCAGGGCAATTGGCTGATGCATAATAATCGATGAATAGCCATTCAACATTGTATTGCATAATAGTGAAAGATGTGCGATTTGTTCTTCGGTCGCCGGGTGGCGATTTTACAATTGGACATTCGGTATCGGCTACACAGGTTGAAACAAAAAAGACTAGAAACGTGAAGAGTTGGAGGACTCGCATATATATAAATATGGTTTTATTATTTATATACATTTACAATGATTTAATTTTTTCGAGAATGTCGTTTTTTGGATCGCTTTGTAGTCTTTTTGGATCGCTTTGTAGTCTTTTTGGATCGCTTTGTACTCTTTTTGGATCGTTTGGTAGTTTTTTTTGAACCACCTTTTGACCGTTTTAAACTCTTTCTGGTTTTTGTTTTTTTGACGCGTCTGGTTTTTTTTCCTGCTGTTTTCATATCACCATCCCAGCTTCGTTTACCTAGTACAGAACTATCGACAGAACCATCATTATCATCATCATCAGAACTAATATCCATCGCATCATCATCATCCTCCCGTTTTCGTTTACCTAGTTGAGAACCAACACCATCAGAACCGTTAGAACCATCACCTACAGGTGGCAATCGTGGAAAACCAACACCTTTTATAAATGGCCCTCCTGGACCTGAAGGGGGCTCTTCTGGACCTTGAGGGGGGCTTTCTGTAAATACATCCCTAGAAGGCCCTCCTGGACCTCGAGGGGGGCCATCTGATGCAAATTCAGGTTCTTCTTCTCTTTGCATAAAAATAAAAGGTGTTTCACCTGCATTTACGGGTTGTCGTTCTTCTTCTCTTTGATCTCTTTGTAAAGATGTTTCACCTTCATTTAAAGGTTGTTCATCTGATGCAACTGCTTGACGCTGTCGTGATGCAAGGCGTGCAGCGTTAATTTCCGTATTAGCTTCATAATCATTCCCCGGCATATATTATACCAATATTTATTCTTCTAAAAATTCATAATTATCTGATTCTTTCATAAAAAGGGATATTTTTTGCGAGACATTATATTGAATGTTTTCAAAATCTTTTTCTTTTGAAATCACAATGCATTTATTTTTTGACCTGGAAATTGCAGTATACAATGCAGGTTTGTCCCATATTTTTTGATTCTTATCTATAAATATAATAACATTATCATATTGACTACCTTGTGATTTATGAACTGTTACTGCGTAAGCTAGTCTAAATTCTTCGTACAAATCTTGAATACTAATCTTATATTCTTTTTTCTCTTCTATTAGTTCTAAATAAACCGCGTCATTGTAAATACCCTTAATAATACATTGCTCTCCATTTGCTCGAATGTCTCCAGTAGTATAATCGTTCTCTATTCGAATAATAATGTCGTTAACTTTGAATTTGAAACTTTCCTTAAACCGACTTTTGCTGTGGATTATTTCACTTGTAGGATTGTAAATTGATTGGAGTATATTATTAAGGTCATTTACATTGAATATGAATTTTTCATCCTTAAAATAAGATATAAATTTAGTCTTATTCATATCCAGATTTTCGTTTTCAATAAGCGATTGAATCATTTTTCTAGTAATTTTACCGGATTCTGTATCAATAAAATGATCGATATCTAATAACATCATTGTTTGGTCTGTGAAATCTCCGCCATTTAATATTTCCGTTGTCATTTTCTTGATATTATTCATAAGAATGCCAGTTTGTCTTTTAATATCCACGAGTTTGGTTTGATGAAACATTCTGGATTCAATTATATTTTTCAAGTTGCAGCCAGGTCCAATAGAGGGGAGTTGATTTTCATCTCCTAGAATTAACAAACGACAGCTAAAGTATCGACACCAATCGAGAATTTCCTTGTACATAAAAGAGTCGATCATCGAAAATTCATCAATAATGATGATCTCGGGAATAATTCCAATCAATTCATTATCTTTTTCAATTATAACAGACTCGTATTTTTGTTTATTTAATAAAAGATGAATTTTTGGATACTGTACATACATTGCTCGATGACACGTACCAGAAATTGCCTTGTTGAATAATCCTTTTTTATCTACCTTAAAATCACATTTATTTTGAAGACCAATGTACGCCAATCCAGTTGGTGCGATAATACTAATATTTTTTGCATTTGGATATTTGCACTTTTTCATATATACAATTGGATCGTCTAATTCAGCGTCTTCGTCATCAGATGGTACGTCTTCGTCTAAACTGGATTCTAAACTTTGTAGCTCTAGTTCTCTAAAGACGAATAAAATACATTGAACAATAGTCGATTTGCCTGTTCCAGGGAGCCCATTAATAATATAGAATTTGTTTATTATTGAATTAATAACGGCTGTTTTTTGTTGTTCGCTTAATTCGATTTTTTCATTTTCCTCGAATGTTGCAATGATTGCTAAAATGGATGTTTCTTTTATACTGAATGTTTTGTCATAAAATAACTCGATCATCGTATCTGTAAGCGTTTTTTCAAGGGTCAATAGAAAGCTGGTTGTCTTATAGCTTTTACCGTTTATTTGCTTGTTTATAATAAACGCATTTATATCATTGAGGTAGTTTTTGTGATTATACGAGTTGGACTTGCAAAATTCTTCAAAGAAATAGTAGAAACTATGCGATGGAAAATAAAATGAATTATTTTTATGCATTAAATCGTATGACCATTTCTCACACTTTTTTTCAAAACTCACATTTATCCTCAGTTCGTCGCAAATATCGGAAGCTTTTTTATAAGTGATGACTTGTAAATCTGGGCGTATAAAATCAAATGGATTTTTAATTATGTTTTGTATTTCAAGTGTGTTATCATTCGTGTTTTTAAGATGGAGTGGCAAATTATCGATATTTTTTATTTTTAATTGACCTATTTTAAGAATTTCAGTGAGTTGTTTTAGAGAGATAGTCTTGAAATATGAATTTCGATTCTTACTGTTGAGGTAATTAATTGTATTGTTATATCTTTGGCAATAATTATTGCATTTTCTAATTTTACTTTGCATTTCTTTTGGTATAGAAGTGATGTTATAGTCGTTCATATTAACTTGAATTGTTGAGCTTTGTGATCCTGCAGAGTCAACCGGAGAAATTTTATATTTTACAGTATTATCTCCAGAAACTATAACTGATTTTACCTCATATAGATTATTTTTATAATTAAATAGCGATGACTCGTGATATGGGACAAGGATCAATTCATTTCCATTTATTTTAATAGGACCACGTTTTTCATTATCTCTGAAATCAACTATGACATCGTTCCCTTCTACTTTGTCGTGGACTAAACCTAATCCGTGTATAGGATGAAATATTAGAGAACTCTTATAAATTTTTTGTTTAGATATCATGTAGCGTATATTTAATTTATGTCGGATTGTTTAAATCAATTTTATATAATATAAAGATACACGCATATGGTAATAGAATGATTGTAGCGAATAAATATGAGATATTGGGAGTTTTAGGTGGGGGTACCTATGGGAAAATTTACAAGGTTAAAAACATCCGGACACAAAATTTGGCTGCATTGAAAATGGAGCCACGCGATACAAAGATGCTAAAAAATGAGACGAGAGTGTATCAATATTTGAGCGGCCTGGAGGGAATCCCTAGTGTATTGTGGTTTGGTGTTGATAAAGATAATTATTATATGGCGTTGCCGTTACTTGGTTCGTCTTTACAAAGTGTGAGGTCTTTTACAAATGCTTTTTCTCTCGAGGCGATTATTTTGATAACCAAAAAGATGGTGAATATATTGGAATGTGTTCATAAAAAGGGGTTGATACACCGGGATATAAAACCTGACAATTTTCTGTTTGGAAATCCGGATAGTTTTCAGATTGGTAGCATGGATGATATTTATTTGATCGATTTTGGTTTTTGCAAGAATTATAGAAAAGGCGATAATGTAACACATATACCAATAAGATATGGGAGACCATTATTAGGTACGCCGAATTTTGTAAGCATCAATATTCACAATGGTGTTGAGCCAAGTAGAAGAGATGATCTAGAATCCGTGGTTTATATTATGTTGTTTCTTTATTTGGATGAATTACCGTGGACAAAATCTGACAGTTTGAGAGAAATTAAAATAGCCACTCTTTCAGATGAAAAAATTCCGGAACCTATTCGAAGATTTTATAATTATTGTAGAGAATTGGGGTTTGATGAGATGCCAAATTATAATTATATTTATGAATTATTGAATTACAAAAAAATTGATATTGTTTAATACTTATAATTGATTATCACAACTAATATGACGATGTCGACATTCCGAAGATTATTTTACGAATTTATTGTTTGCCTTAACTATTTTGTCCCACTTTTGTGGCGTGGATTGGATGAATGGCTAAATGATTATTCACAAGAAGAAGGGGATCAAGAAATATGTGAATATCGAGGTGTTTTATTAAAGGCGGCTCATCCGCATATAAAACCGTTTTTGAAAACGGTAAATTCATCGGATAAATATCGTTTTTGGGTTGACCAGTTTTTCGAACAAAGTAAAATAGAGTTGGCGGAATTTACTTTGACTGATATGCCGAATTTCTTTGGTCCAGCGACCCCTGATCGTCTTGGTTTCTTCAAGGGATATGGGAAATCATTCGAATCTGGGACAAATATATTTATTCCGAGTAATATTGCATTTTGTCGAGGAGAATGTGACGCGTGTCTAGTAATTGCGACGGTGACATTACGTGGTAAGGATGATTCGGTTACAAAAAAGAAGATGGTACCTTTAGCTGAACAGTTGCGTTTTGCTTCGGGGGGATATAGAATAGAAGCATTAGCTGGTATGCGGGATGCAAATACGCGGGCAATCAAGGGCCCGATAATAACTGAGTTGGAGCAAGAATTTGGGATAAAGATCACAGAGGATGATCGGCGTTTGCAGAGATTACCTGGAGGAAAATCGTGGCCTAGTCCCGGAGCGTGCGATGAAGCAATAAATCATTGGTATTTTGAATTTGATATCGAAGAAGAAAAGTATTGGGAGATGTGTTCAAGAATATATGGCGAAGATCAAAATGAAAAAATAAGGATACGATTCTTTGATTACGACACGATCGACGAGACGTTGAACGAAATCGGAGATTACAAGGCGAGTGATATGATTCGGCGTTATCGTTATATGAAAGAACAAGTTCCCGAAGAACTTGGAAGGGGTAAACGGATTAGACGAATGACAACAGCAATGTAGTTTGTATATTATAGAAATTAATCATTTATATTACAGAAGTAGATAATAGTTTTTTTTACATTAAATGGTTTAAAGACACCGCATATTATAGTATATAAATGTCTAGTGATAGTGTTGAAACACCTACCCTCGTTAGTGCCTCCCCCGTTCGTGTTGTTGGTCGTGTCAAGTGGTTTAATAATAAGGCTGGTTATGGTTTTATTACTGTAACTAGTGGCGATCACAGCGGATCGGATATTTTTGTGCATCATAGCGGAATCAAGGTCTCGAACGAGCAATACAAGTATTTGGTACAGGGGGAATATGTCGAGTTCCTAGTTGTTAAGACTGATGGGGGTGCACACGAGTATCAAGCCGGAGATGTGAGTGGTATTGCTCTTGGAAAGCTGATGTGCGAGACGAGACGCGAGTTTAGAGAGACGCGTCCGAGCTACAAGTCGGAAGATGGTGTGGAGTCTGCACCTGCTTCAAGAAAGCAGACGCAGAGACCAGCACGCCTTCAGTTGGATAATGAGGAGCAAACTCTGCGTCAACCGACGGAGCCAAGCAAGCCTCGTGCTCGTGGATCAGGGCCACGCGAGGGTGAAGATTGGACGTTAGTAAAGAAGGGTGGTAACCAAGGTGATAAAAAGAAAGTTGGCAGACCAAGAAGCAAGGCTCCTCCTGCTCAAGTGTAAAGTTCTTTTTTGTAAAAAATAAACCAAAAAAATAATTTTTTAAAGTATAAATATTTTAAAAACTTATTGTATTGTCCATTGTAAAAATACTGTGAGATTTATATAAAAAGAGGTGAATACAAAAGAGTATTAATTATTGAAAGATAAAAGGTGTAAAATAATTTAAAGTATACTACATAGTAGTAGTATAATATGACTGATATTTTGGAAGAGAAAGCATTTTTAAATGAGCAATTTGAAGGATTAATTAATTCGCTTAATAATATTAAAAATCAGATGACCGTTTTACAACAACAGATCAGAACAGTTGAAAAAAATGTTAAAAAGGAATACAAAGTTTTACATAAAGATTTAAAAAAAGGTAAGAGCAAGGGAAATAAGAATCCATCGGGATTTGCAAAACCGACAAAGGTGACGAATGATTTATGTAAATTTATGAATAAGGAGGAAGGAAGTGAGATTGCAAGAACGGATGTAACGAAGGCATTAATAAGTTATATAGATGACAACAATTTGAAGGACAGTGAGAATAAAAAGATTATTATTCCAGATGATAAATTGAAGACACTTCTTGGTTTAGAAGAGAAGGATGTTACGTTGACATATTTTAATATTCAAAAGTATATGAATAGGCATTTCTTAAAATCAGTACAACCCAACAAGGAGGTTGTACAAGTAAATTAAGGATATCAATATCAAGTAAAAGATAGAAAATAAGTAAAAATAAGTAAAAATATTTATAATAAAATATTGTAAATATTTATGTTTGATAATCGTAAGATACATCTATTAAACGACGCGAATTCTAAATTGCATATATGCAATGATTTGAGTTTGGAAAAAAACAGAAATATCGTTTTTGTTTATTGTCCACCCAAAGTAGGTTCGACTAGCTTAGTAACTTCGTTCAGATTGTGTGCATTGAATAAATATACAGTGGTTCACATTCACGATGAATTAATGTTAAAGGTTCTTTGTGGGGTAGAAAATGTCACTATAAATGAAATAATAAGATATAATAAAATGTTAAAGAAAAATGTGTATGTGATTGATATATATAGGAGTCCAATAGAACATAAAATGTCTATTTTTTTTGAAAAGATAGGTAATTTTCATTTTAATAATACAGACGAAAAGGTAAATGAATACAGTGTAGGGAAGGTTATAAAAAGATTTAATAATTTATTTCCTCATATGAATAAATCGGATTATTATAAGGAAGTTTACAACATACCTTTTCCCGAACATTTTGATTATGAGAATAAGTATATTAAACAGGAAATTAACGGTATTAGTTATATTAAATTGCGTCTAATGGATTCTAACGTTTGGAGCACAATATTAACTAAAATTTTTGGTGTAAATATGAAGATAGTAAAAGATTACGAAACGGATAAAAAACCGATAAGGGAAATTTTTAATAAATTTAAAAATATCTATAAAATTCCAGGTAATTTTATGCAAGAAATAGAAAAATGTGAACAGTTGAAATATTATTATTCGCCCCTTGAGAGAGAGGCATATTTAAAAAGCTGGAGAATAAAACAGACTGGTATATTTACGCCTTATACTGAAAACGAATACAAACTGTATATGGAGTTAAGTATCGATAATCAACACATCCCAGATATTCATAGAGAACATTATATAGATGTAGGGTGTACGTGTGCTGGTTGTTCTTTAAAACGAAATCAAATAATGAATAAATTATCTAGAGGAATAAATGTCGATGCAACAATTGATCATAATAAAGCGAATGATGAATTGCGGAATTTAATTCATCGTAAAAATGGGGAAAAAATGGATAAGATAATAAAAAAGCTAGCATTATTGAATGCAAATAAATCAAAGGTAAAAAATCCGAAAAACATAATAAAAGGGTTGTTCAACAATCAGTTTAATTGATTTAATTTTTATAAAAAAATTGAAATGCTTTAAAAGGTTGAAAGTATTGCATATACAAACATAATGGCGGCATACCAATGTGAACAAGCATCTATTCTTGCGGAGTCATCTCGCGAGACTTATTTGAATGGTTTAACAAAAAGTCTTGGAAAAGGACAAGACTTTGTGGCCTTCGGGAAAAAGGATGAATATGATTGGGCGGTTTTGTTGGACGGTCACGGAACGAACCGTTTTATTAATTTGATGAGAGAACAAGACTGGGAAAAAATAATGTCGTCGGCTGATCCGTGGGCGACACTACTAGAAATAGTTAAATTATATCGTTTTCAATATGGAAGGCAGACTGGAAGTACGTTGCTGATGATGCGTGCTTATAAAGACAGAATCGAAACACTATCAGTTGGTGACTCGCAATTAGCCATTTACAAGAATGGGGCTCTTGTATACAAGAGTACAGAGCATAACACTGACAGTGTTGCGGAGGTAATCCGTTTAAAATCCAAATCGGTATCAATAAATAAGACGAAGATGCCGATTGGAAAGGTTGTTTCAGCGAGCAAGATGATTGCATATTATCCGGATTATATAACTTTCTCAGATGGCACGACAATTGCTCCGTCTCAGGCACTTGGGCAAAACGACGTTACTGGGTATGAACCAGAAGTACATACCGAGCTATTTACCTCGGAAGACGAGATGAGGTGTATATTGTTTTCAGACGGGTTTAGTGATATGTTCCTGTTTGATTCCGATGTCGAAGAGGATAAGTTGAATGACAAACGCGATATTTTAACGCTAACGGCCGCCCAGTTGGTTGAAAAGGCGGAGAAAAGATGGAGAGGGAAATGGAATTGGCATTGGGATGAAAAAAACCCAGATGTTTTCTTGGAGACGCAATTTCCTGAAGATATGATGGATGATGTAGGAGTAGTGGTTTGGGACAATAAGAAGGCGGTTTAAAAATCCTCTTCTGAATCAATAACTTCATTTCCAAAATAAAATCTAAATCCTCGTTGATCTTCGGAATCTCTCATTTCATTGTACATATCTAAAAAACGTTGAATCTCTTCATTAGCCAGTTGTTTTTTTAATTGTTGGTCTACATTTTCATCATTTAACAAATTTAATCTCTGCATTATAAACAAATTAAAAAGATCGCGGTGCATCGCTGCAGTGGAATCAAATGGAATGGGTCTAAGACGTGCAACTATGGGATCAATTTCGCTGTTTTCAAAACCAAGATTTGCTAGACTGTCTCTGAATCGTTGTTCGTTATCTTGGCTCAAATTTCCGGCTCTGTCGTATTTTTTTGAGTATTTTTTAAAGTTACGCGTTCTCTTAATCTTAGCTGATTTACCCTTTAGATTCTTATGATGTCTTTTGGTCGTTTTGTTTTTTCTATGTCTCAAAGTACGGGCCATTATAAATTATTATAATATTATTTTTTCTATTGAATGAAAAAAGATTCATTAGAAAAGTTACGCTAAATAAGCTTTACAAATAACAGACAAAAGAGAGATGTAATAGAGAAGAGTTGTGATTAATAAGCTGAAATTTGTTCATATTGGTGGTGGTGTGTTGTGATGTAGAAAAGAAAAGAAAAGAAGATCAATTTTTTTTAGTAATAGAAAATGAATTTTTTTAGTAATAGAAAAAAGTAATGGAAGAAAAAAAAAATTGAAGAAGGAATAAAAAAAGAAGAGAAAGGTACATCGAAAAACCCCAAAGCATTCAAAAGCGAAAATGTCAGTTCTTATGTCAGAGAAGATGGTATCGAGAGAGATGCTAATTACAGTGCCGAATCTAGTGTCAAGAGCCGTAATGTCAGTGAGCAAGGAAGTGATCACCGCGTGTGCGACAAGATACGGATTCGACGCAGAGGAAGCGATGAGAGAACTGATGTATTCATCGAAGAATAAGAAAGAAAAAGTGAGTAAAGTGACGAAGAAAATGGAAAGCCGATTGCCATTGCCATTCACAGGAGTAATCGACTCGACGCTGTGCCAGGGCGTGAAACAGAACCAGGGTCTGTACACACAATGCACAAACTCGATCGAGGAAAAGGGTTTGTGCAAATCGTGCAAAAAACAAGCATCGAAGAACGGTTCGGGTGAACCGGATAACGGTTTGATCGTGCGTCGTGCCGAGGAGGGTGATGAATACCGTGACGGAAAGGGTCGTCAAGTGATTCATTACAGCAAATTGATGAAGAAACTGAATTTAACGAGAGAAGATGTGTTGGAGGAAGCAGCTCGTCAAGGCGTAACAGTGGATGAGAAGCATTTTGTGGTTCAGTCGACGAAACGCGGAAGACCAAAGAAGGTGAGCGTGTCAGATACGGAATCGGAGAAAACGGAGAAGAAACGTGGAAGACCGAAGAAGGCAGAGAAGGTGATCGAGGTAAGTGCAACGGAAGATTTGTTTGAATCGCTAATGTTACAGGCACAGGCAGCGTCACCTCGTTCAGTATCGAAAACGGAAGAGATCGATGAGGTAAGTGACGTATCAGTGTCGGATTCGGAAAGCGAAATTTCATCGAAGAAGTCGAGCAAGGCGGCGGGTGGTGCAAGACTATCTGCTGAAGCCAAGGAGGCAAAGACAGCTGCGAAATTTGCGGCTAAAGAGGCGAAAGCTGCGGAGAAATTGGCTACCAAGGCTGCCAAGAAGGAGGCAAAGGCCGCAGAGAAGTTGGCGGCTAAAGAGGCGAAAGCTGCGGAGAAATTGGCTGCCAAGGTAGTAGACAAGGAAGCCGAGAAATTTGCGGCTAAAGAGGCGAAAGCTGCGGAGAAATTGGCTACCAAGGCTGCCAAGAAGGAGGCAAAGGCCGCAGAGAAGTTGGCGGCTAAAGAGGCGAAAGCTGCGGAGAAGTTGGCTGCTAAAGAGTCGAAAGAAGCCAAGAAGGAGGTGAAAGAATCCAAGAAGGTAGAGGCGAAAGTAGAGACGAAAGTAGAGACGAAGGTAGTAGTAGAGGATTCAGATGATGAATCGGACTCGTCGGATGATGAATCTGAATCGGATGATGAGGCAGAAGTAAGCGTGACACAGTTTGAACACAAGGGTGTGATGTACTTGAAATCGTGCGACAATGTGCTGTACGACCCGAAGACGTCGGATGTGGTAGGAAAATGGAACGAAGTGACGTGCAAGGTAGAGGAGTACGAGTTGGAGTCGGAAGACGAGGAGGAAGAGGATTAAATAAGAGATAGAGCGTGTTGTAGAGATAGAGTAGTGTAGAGATAGAGTAGTGTAGAGATAGAGTAGTGTAGAGATAGAGTAGTGTAGAGATAGAGATAGAGTAGTTAGAAGTAGCTAGTTTTTTTTGTCACTCATTTCTGAGATTGTCACTCATTTCTGGTTCTGGTGAAAAGATCGACTAATTAGAGGTTGACATTGCTGAGTCTAATGGATCGACTAATTAGAGGTTTGAGATAGCTGGGTCTAAGAGGTAGACTAATTAGAGGTCGACATAGCTGGGTCTAATGGATCGACTAATTAGACGCCTTGTAACTCATATCTGGTATTGCTACTCATTTCTGGTATTGTGACTCATTTCTGGGATTAGATACCTTTTTCTCTCGAACTCTGTAATCTTAGAATAGAAGAACCAAGAGAAAAAAGGGAGTGACCCCTTTTTAAAAGGTAGCATAGTGTATTAAGATAAGGGTAGCATAGTTATAGTGTAGATAACATAATAAAGTAGTTAATGGTTTAAGAAAGATGTTCGAAAAGCTGATTGCTAATAACTCTCTTTCCATCCTGCACAACATTGATGTACTGATCCAAGGTAAGAGTAGGTGGTGAAGTGTCAGTCTCCGTAAAGGTGTCCATCTGGAATCGGAAAACCGAAACAATCTTGGTCTGACCGATGCGATGACACCTGGCAATGGCCTGATCTTCAACAGATGGATTCCAGTGGGGACTGACGAAATAGATTTCACTGAAGCCATTTTGCAAATTAAGACCCTCACATCCAGTCTGAATTTGCATCACAATAACGTGAAACGGTTGTTTCAATAACTTAGCCCTGGCGGCCTGAGAAACACGTCCATCGAAAATGGCAATGTTGTCGATGCCTCCTTCTCTCAACTTGGAAACAATAAGATCCATTTCTCCTTTGAAATGACAAAAGACTAACTTACCATTGCCATTATGTCGACGTGATAGAATAGTAGAGGTAACAGCATCGAGCTTGGTGGTTGACAGAATCGTGTCAGGATGAAATGGCTGAATAAGCTTTTTTTGCACCATTTTGTCAACAGCTCCCTTGAGTAAACAAGGTAGAATACAAGATTGACGTGCGTGAATGATCATCTTAAGCTTAACCTTGCTAACCGTAAGGGCTCGGTGAATGTCTCTCGACAACTGTTTTTCTCCTTCATTATTCCAAGAGACAAATTGCTTGTCCAATATCAATTCAGGAAGAGAAATGCCGACCAATTTCTTGGTGCGTTTCAAAACGAAATGCATGACAAGATGGCGTAGATTGTTAGAATTGGCAAAATAGGAGGACGGCATTTTGAGAATACTGCACAAATTGAAGAAATCCTTTCGCTTATTTTGAATGGGAGTACCGGAAATAAGCCAGCGAATCCTGGACTTCAACATCTTGCAACCAGTCCAGCGTGCATTCTTGTTGCGTAAGTGATGACCCTCGTCGAAAACGACGCGGTCCCACTCGACCTGATGCAAAAGAGAAAGCTCGCCGGAATCGACAACCTTTTTACTCAATGCAACCGTAGCATACGTGGTAATGACAATTTTTGCTGAATTTAATTTTTCTAAATTGATGTATTTTTTGGCTGACCCGTGGTAAATGAGGGCCCTATGTCCAGTGGTTCTGAAAATCTCAGACTGCCATTGCTCGATGAGTACATTGGGCAAGACGATGAGAGTCCTGGGCACTAAATGTGCAATAAATGTAGCTATCATCATAATGGTCTTACCGAGGCCCATTTCGTCGGCAATGAAGCCGCCGCGTATAGGGAGTGCCGGATCTCTATGTGTCTCCATCTTGACACACCATTCAATGCCGTCCAACTGATAGTCCTTTCTATCAATGTTGGCCTTTTCAATAAACCAATTGTACTTCTGGACAACAGAATTCATATTAAGTTTTCGAAAGCTTTTGCAAAAGTTTAAATTGTATGGTACCATAGATAGATAGAAAAAAAAGTCGGTCAATTTTTTTTAACTGGAATACTTTTTTTTAGTGAATAGGTAAAAGAAAGCATTTGAAAAAAAATTGAAGAAGAATGATGAGAGCAAGAAGATGCACAACCAATATTCAAAGTTACATCAATGTCGCGTTCAATCAAATTCAATTCATCGGAGAGAAAACCACACTGCAAGGTGTGTCAAGATTCAGGAAAAGGGCCAGAAATATATGGATCACATTATGTAAAAGATCGTCTAGGTGCCGTTATTTGCCCGACATTGCTGAGCCAGGCGTGCCGCTATTGCGACAAAGCAGGACATACAGTGAAATTTTGTGAAGAGCTTAAAAAGAACAATCGAGAGAAGGAGCAACGAGAGAGACAGTACCAGCGTGACCGCGTAGCCAAACCGGTGAGAGCCGAGACAGTGCCGGTGGTGCAAGCATTCAAGGGGCGTTTTGCCGCGTTGGCATCTGATGACGAGGATGAGGTGCCAGTTGCACCGCCTCCTACCAAAAAGGCGAGAATAAATATGGAAGAGACCCCTATTAAAAAAACCGTTCAATTTAAAGAAGAAGATTTTCCATCACTCACGGCGAAGTCTACGGCGACTATTCAACCTCAAGTGCAGACGAGCTATGCGGCCAAATTGGCGGCGGCACCAGTACCAGCCCCGACCCAAATTCGATACCCAGAGAATTACCAGACAGACGAACTCAGCTTTGACGATCTTGGCGTTGTATTTTGCACAGGATTTGCTCACCCGATGCACAGCCGCATAAAGCCAGCGGCAAAGCCTGTGACAACGCATGTGACAAAGAAAACCACGAGAAACTGGGACGACGACGAGTCGGAAGACGACGAACCGACGAGGATCCACGTCTACAACTATGCAGACAACATCGACAGCGACGATGACTGGTAGACGCCAACAGGTAAGCAACTTATTCTTATTAAACATATTATAACCATATTCTATTGTATTTGACATCTTAATAGGTGCGGCTTGGCGGGCGATCAACAGGTAAGCGAATGTGTATTTCCTTTGCAAAAAATGCGTCATATTGGCGTATTTTTTTGTCACTCATTTCTCGTTTTGTCACTCATTTCTGGGTTACCGTAAAAGGGGGGTTTTTGGGTGCACTGTTTGGGGCCAAACTCGGGGTCAATGCTTGGGTACAAATTTTGGGGCGAATTGGCGTTATAATTGGCGAGTGAATAGGGCAGCGTGGCACAGTACATAAAACAGGCGTGCCAAACAAGCACTCCGAAAAGCAGTCTGAAAAGCACTCCGAAAAGCAGTCTGAAAAGCACTCCGAAAAGCGTGCCAAATAAGCAGTCCAAATAAGCAGTCCGAAAAGCGTGCCAAATAAGCAGTCTGAAAAGCAGTCCAAATAAGCAGTCCGAAAAGCAGTCCGAAAAGCCGTCCAAAAAGCGTGCCAAATAAGCAGTCTGAAAAGCAGTCCAAATAAGCCGTCCAAAAAGCGTGCCAAATAAGCAGTCTGAAAAGCAGTCCAAATAAGCAGTCCGAAGTTTGCAGCGTGCCAAATAAGCCGTCCAAATAAGCAGTCCAAATAAGCCGTCCAAATAAGCCGTCCAAATAAGCAGTCCAAATAAGCAGTCCAAATAAGCAGTCCAAAAAGCGTGCCAAATAAGCCGTCCAAAAAGCGTGCCAAATAAGCCGTCCAAATAAGCCGTCCAAATAAGCAGTCCGAAAAGCGTGCCAAATAAGCCGGGCCAAATAAGCAGTCCGAAAAGCGTGCCAAATAAGCAGTCCGAAAAGCGGTCCAAATAAGCCGTCCAAATAAGCCGTCCAAATAAGCAGTCTGAAAAGCAGTCCGAAAAGCAGTCCGAAAAGCGGTCCGAAAAGCGGTCCGAAAAAGGGCCAAATAAACGATTACTTTTTCTCTCGAATACAACTTTATAACGAGTGCATTCAAATCAAGAAATAACCAACTACCATTAAATTTGTGTTATTATAATATAATGAGCCAACCAACGAACACACCTACACCTACACCAAATACAAATAGCAGTTCAGAAAGTGATGGAACCCATCAAGGAGGGACATCAGAAATAGTCATCGGCGTTGTATCATTTGTTTTAGGTGTTCTACTTTTGGCTGCTGCTAAAATTATCACAAATATTGATATAACTTATTTACCAGAAATATTGCTAGCAGATAACGGTTTTCAAGCTCCTTTTTTAATAGCAATTTTTATGATAATTGTCGGATTAATATTAATAATACAATATATAATTATAAAAAATGAAGGTTCTGCTTACTTTAGTTTAGGAGATAGAAATGTAACAGAAGTAGTTACTGGAAGTATAATAACGGCTTTATCTGCCTTATTTTTTTTTATAGAAGTAATTGTTGCAAATTTCTTTTTAAAATCCAAAGATTTAGCCTTATTTTATTTACTTATAGTTTTGAGTGTAATTTCAATATTTTTTGCACTATACGGGATTAAACAAATATATAATGGATTTGGAAATAAACTATTTAGTTAATAACCATTGCATCTCATTATAATTCTTCAAGGGTGTAAAAAAATAAATAAATTAATCAATACTTTCAATCGCGTAATAACAAAAACATATATTTTTACACCACTTCAAAAAAAAATTGAAATGCTTTTTTGTAAGAAATCACTGTCAACACCTATAAACCAAATCAACGTTTCAAACAAAATGTCCGCTCAAAGATGCTCTGGTTGCTTCCCTATTTACCAAGAAAATCAATTAGCCCATATGGAAATGGGTGGTTGTCTATCAATTGAAGACGAACAACAAAGTGACGACGATTCTACTGTCGCAGAAAAAGAAAAAAGAGATATTTCTATTCCCCTCGTCGAACCACTATTTGCACTTCCGTGCGGTTTCGAATTCCCAGAATGTGCAATTTGTTTCGAACAAATTGAAATGGTAAACGTGACAGTGACAACGTGCGGCCATTCGTTTCATTCATCGTGCATATTCCGAGCACTCGAGTCAAGTGACGGGTGTCCAATGTGCAGAAATACACTTATCGAAACTCCAGAAGACGATGAAGAAGAAGACGATGCCGAAGAAGAAGAGTACGAAGACCAAGACGACGATGATGAGGAGTTCCAAGAACCGGAACACAAGGTAACAGTTGAACAATTAACAAGCAAGTTGTGCAATCTCGGGTACAGTATGGCCGATTTAATCAAATATGTGTTTGACGATCTGAAATCAGCTAAAAATGAAGCGAAATACGACGACGAATACATCGAAAAAATGGCAATGGATATGAGCGGCATCATCGACGGCAGCATCTCATTGTCGCACAGAGACACGCGTACCTACGCGTCTGTTGTTGCAGCCAAACCAAATGTATAAATATTATATTACATAAAGTGTTACAAAATGTGTTATAAAATGTGTTATAAAATGTGTTATAAAATGTATAAAATTGTTTTTTACACATTTTTTAAACGATTGCTTGCAAAGTTGTAAACCATTTTGGCAATTTATCCAAAAATTTATCCCAATCTGATGTTACTAGAACAACAAAACCATAAACCAATAATAAAACTCTTATATGATGATCATTAATGCAACGATCTTTATTTAAAGGATTAAATAAAACGATACATAATATAGACATCAAAATAATAAAAATAAACTCAAGTAGTTCTCTCCAATAAGATGACCAGACATACATTTTTTGATTATTTATTTTTTTGTAATATAATTGAATAGTATAGAAAATCATAAACAATATTTTTACAAAAATAATCATAAATACAAATAAACGAAAAAAAATAGATTTCATATAATAACTTTAGAATAATTATTATATTTATAATATTTAAATTTTACAGCAAATTCAATATATCCGAAACAGGACTCCCAGATGGAATAATCGACTTTATTGCACCTAATAAGACCTTCAATTTAGGATATGCTTCTAAAGCCGCCTGTATAGTGCTAGTATCAATATCCGTCAAAACAGCAACAATTAATTTTTGCGTAGCCGACAAAAGATCCAAAGCTGTTTTAATATCTTTATTATTTGATAATTTTTTCAAGGCGTACGCAACATCCAATGCAGCAAGTTGAACATTAGTAGGAAGGTTAAGATTCAAAAGATTATTCTTAACAGCAATAATGATCAAATCTGCTAGATAGCTTGCAAAAGTAAATATATTCATAGTTCCATTATTAACATCATCTTGGATTTGAGCAATAATAGAATTAAATTCTTGGATTCCATTAAAACTTGGAAATTGTTGAAAAGTACTCAAAATAGTTTCCGTTAGTAAATTTTCAGATATAAAGGATACCAGAGGACAAGCCTGATTCGATTGGTTACTTGGTGTAGGCGTAGGCAAAGGAACTGGTGGTACACGGGCGTTCGAGTATTGTTGATAATTTGGACTACCAGTTCCCAATATAGAACTAATATTACCGCCTAAATTAAGAATAGTGTGTAAACCATTACTAGGAGTATTCGAACTCATACTTTGCGTCAAGTTTAAAGCCGATAATAAACTATGTAAATCAGTTTTGGAACTCGAAGTTTGCATCCCTATTTTTTTCAAAGACGACATTTTATATATTAATATAAAATAATTTAAGATATAAAATATTTATTAAAACATCAATTATATCCCTTCCCAACTTCTATATAATAAATACCAAGATAAAGAGTATAAGATGTTAAAGCGAGTGTTAAAATTAGAATAATAGTAGCAAATCCAGTAGTTACTAAATGACGGGCGACACCAACATATTGGTCATAAATTAAAAAAAACCATACTAAAAGAATACATATTATAAACAGACATACACTAGATATTATGTCCACAATACCTTTTCTTAAATCAACTGAATTTGGCGTCGTAGTAGGACCAGGAATCGTGACATAACCTTTGCCTTCACGAATTAAATTAATTCCAATAAATAAAAAACTAAAAAGAAATTGAAGAAAAACTGACAATGGACTTTTATAATCGAAGGATTCTTCAACAAGTTTTACAAATATGTCCCATGCTGTTTTATATTCTGTCACTACTGGTTCCCCCCCTTCAACAAACACAATCTCTTCATAGTTATATATAAGCCTCCAAAGAGTTACTAAAGTAACAAGTATTAAAAATGTCGAAACACAAACTATAATGATCCCTTCATTTTTTAACATTTTATTATTATCGGAAGAGGTACTTGATGAAGAAGATGATGTCGGCGTCGGTGTCGGTGTCGGTGTCGGCTTTTGTATAGGTTGACTAGGTGCTTGTGTCGATTCAGCCATTAATAATATCATTATTAATATAAATATATTAATAATTATATTAATATTTTATACTTAAAAATAAAAGAAACACCGTCTTAACATTTTTAACTGTAAACACCTAAACCTGTCAGCAAAAGAGTGGTCGCTTTATAACCAACAGCAAGTGATGCTAGCGTTAGAATCGAACTAACAATTTTAGCAAAAAGTTCTTTAGAATTACGAATTACAAGAAATCCGAAAGCTCCAAAAAGGAGAGAAACCCCCAAATAGCAAGCTCCTTCCTTAATCAAAATTGGGGTTTGGGTAAAATTAGGATCTTTTACATTAATATAACCTAAACCTCCACCTTTATTTATTGAATAAAAGCCAAAATAAATAGCCGTGAATGCCATAATAAATGGAATAGACCCTCTAATATAAGTTGTGAAATTATATTCATCATCAATCTTACGATCAAGCCTAATTAAAAATATAATGTAACTAATGAAAAACAGAATGCCAAGCACTATAAATACTATCCCAATAACAACTTCATCGTTTATACCCTTATTTGATTGTGATTGTGATTGTGGTACCGGAGTCGGCGATGATTGTGATTGTGATTGTGGTACCGGGGTCGGCAATGATTTTGATTGTGATTGTGGTACCGGGGTCGGCAAAGTCATAATATATAAAAATATTATATTACAAACAAATTCTATTTTAAATCACTAAAGAATATCTTATATAGAATCTCTTATATCTATTGATGCAACGTATCCTAAAAGTATAGATAAGAAAAAAATTATTAAACTTATTAAAATACCGAAAAACTTCTTCTTCGGACTGAGGGGAACCGGCTCCGGATTGGGATTCTGTTCAGTGGGTGCGACGGCTTTAGGTGTTAAAGTTTTATTCAATATAAATAAACTGACAAGAAATAAAATCACAGCAAAAGCAGAAAAAAAAGCCCCTTGCATAAGGAGTTTGACATTTATCGCGTTTTGTTTTTCGATATAGATATATTTTTGTATATCTGTAGTACTTTCAAGAATTAATAAAATGCCAAGTGCAGTCATAAATATCGCAATAATAAAAGGGGTAAAATAATATAGCTTGCCTGCGAAATCTTTACGTTCTAAACTTCTTAAAAATTGATTGAAGGCACTGTCTGTTGTATGGTTAGGAGAATAAAAAATAATTGTTATAAAATAATAATAAATTAAAAAAAGTAGAACCCCAAATACAGTAAAAATAATACCTTCAATAAAAAATTCTTCTGTATTAATTGCAGTAATATTAGATGTAGGGGTAGGGGTAGGGGTTGGCGTAGGTGTCGCAGAATTCATAATATATAAAAATAATATATAAAAATAATATATAAAAATAATATATAAAAATAATATATACAAGTTTAATTTTAAACGCCTCGACGACCAATTGCATATATTATTTCGCTAAGT